GGGGGTGATTCGACGATCGCCTTCCCCACCACGAATGCGCTTTCGACGAACCTCCTCCTGACATCGGCGACCGGGGCGGTGCTGTCCCAAGGATCAGCCGCGGCGACCCCATCTGCGTTCATGACCGCCCTGGCGTCTGGGTTTGCCAATTGGGCCACATTCACCACGACCTTCAACCCGGACAATTCCGGGTTCGCGAATAAGCTTCTGTTCGCCGAGTGGGTCAACGGCACGAATGGCCGCTTCGTGTATTCTGCATGGGACATCGACCCCACCGCGGCAAGCGAACAGCAGGGCACCTTCGCCGGCCTTGGGGCATCCCTGCAAACTGACGACCTATCCGGCACTGTACTTAACTGGGCATCCGACACTACCGATGCCCTCGACCTTGCGACCTTCTTCATGGGCGCGACTGCATCGATCGATTTCACCGAGACGAATGGCCGGATCACCTTCGCGTTCAAATCGCAGACCGGACTCGTCCCCACGGTGACGGATGAAACCAGCTTCGTGAACCTCGCCGGCAATCCGCAGGTCGCTGGTTCCTTCGGAAATGGCTACAACTGCTATGCGGCAATCGCGACCGCGAATGCGAACTTCCAGCAGTATCAGCGCGGCACGATCAGCGGCCCCTTCATCTGGGCTGACGGGTACGTCAACTCGATCTGGCTGACCAATGCGATGCAGGTCGCGCTGATGAACCTGTTCGCGCAGGCCAATGCCATCCCCTTCAACAATACGGGGGCCGGCATGATCGCAACATCTTTGCAGTCGGTCATCAACCAGGGTCTGACCTTCGGCGCGTTCGCCCCGGGTGTCACCCTCACGGACACGCAGATCGCCAGTGTCAACGCTTCGGCCGGCAAGAATATCAGTGACACGCTGGAGGCGCAGGGTTACTATCTACTGATCCAGCCGGCTTCCGCAGCAGTACGCGCAAACCGCGGCCCGTGGGCGTTGACGTTCTTCTACGTCGACTCTGGCTCGGTCCAAAGTATTGTTCTCAGTACGGTAGCGCTCCAGTGACATCTGAAGAACGCAAACAAAAACAGAAGGTTATAAACGCGCGCTTTTATGCAGCGAATCGCGAACGACAAAAGGCGCGCGCCAAAGCATGGCGCGATGACAACAAAGAGAGAGTTGCCGCAGTTGCCAAGGAATGGCGAGAGAATAACGCCGAACGATATGCCGAGATGAAGCGTCAATGGCGTCTAGCCAATCCAGAAAAGCAGAAGGCATATTATGAGGTCGATCACATCTACCCTCTTCAATCGAAGTGGATGTGCGGTCTACATTGCGAGGCGAACCTTCAGATCCTGACTGAGTCGCAGAACGCCTCTAAAGGCAATCGATGGTGGCCCGGCATGGGCGAGATCAGCACGGTGGCATTGCAATGATGAAGATCGAACTCTCCCGCCGGTCCGCATTGATGCAGGCTAGCGCCGGCATTGCTGCCGCGTTTGTTGGCATCACGCCGACCTGGGCATCGCCGGATTGTGTGGCTGCAATCGAACACCTTGTCGGCCCATTCCTAGATGATTGCATGTCAATGGAGTCTGATCCTGATCAACCCGGCATCTTGGTCATCTTTGACCAGCAGAAATTCAGCGCTGAGGTCAAGCGGGTGAATGAGGAGTTCGGCCCGGCGCAGGTACTTGGTGCACTTGAAAATATGCCGAGCACCACGCGGGCGATCGTTCGTAGTTACGGAGGCTAAAAAATGGCCGGTGGTTCAGGCTTCATCACTGCTGCGGATGCTAGCATCGTCATGGCCGCCCCGCCGATCTTTCCGGTGCCGCAACCGATCCAGGGGTTCGCCCCGGATGATGTGTTCCAGGTACCGGACCAGACAATCGCGCAGGTGGAGATGGGCGTTGATGGATTCCTGGCGGCGGGATTCATCTTCGTTCTTCAGCCGTGGAACTTTACGCTTCAGGCACCGTCGCCGTCTGTGACATTCTTCGACGCGCTTCGGGCCGCGCAAACGGCCGCGCTGACCACGTTTTTCATCCAAGGTATCGTCACACTGCCGTCGACCCGCCTGACCTACACGTTGGTGGATGGCACTCTTCGCGAGTACGCGCCTGCCCCCAGTGCGCGGCAGGTCCTCCAGCCGCGGCGGTTCGGTATCGTGTGGCGCAACATCCTGCCGGCGCCGGCCAACATCGCGACTATCTGAATGGATGAATTCCTGATCGGACTCGGGGCCTGGATCGCCGCCATCGGGATCGCGGTGCTGATCATTGGATTCTGTCTTCGTTGACAGTGCGCACAGGCCCACGCATATATCCCGGCTAGGCTTAGAAGGCAGGGGGGCTGCCTCACCTGTGCGCCATCTAAAGGAACACGAATGCCAACCGAACTGCAACCCCGCCTGCCGGGGCACCGAAAAACCGCGCTTGTTACCATCGACGCCGACAACCGAGATCAGGGGAAGCGATATCTTCTGACGGAAATGTCCGCGCTATCGGCGGAAAAGTGGTTCCGCGTGCTGGTGGCGAAGCTGGCGCGCGATGGGATGCCGTTGCCGAAGGACGCCGCCGAGATCGGGATGGCGGCGATCCCGCAGTTCCCTCTCCTCACGTACATGTCATGGGTGGATGACGAGGCGCTGATCGGCGCCCTCATGCGCTGCATCCAGGCGTGGCCGGAGGGCGCCCCGCAGGCGCGGCCGATGATGGAGAACGATGTCGAAGAGGTTCTAACACTGGCGCAGTTGAAGATGGAGGTCCTGGCCCTTCATCTGGGTTTCTCTCTGGCCGGCGTTCTGTGGGCGCGGATGCCGGCCCTGGCCGCATTGATGAACTTGCCCGGGAGGCCTCAACCCGCACCCCAAGACACCGCCTCCTCGGATACCCCAACGTCCCTTACACCGTCGCCCTGATCGTTGGTCGCGACCCGCCGCTGGCGACATTGCACGAACTCGATACCGTATACGGCCTTGAAGACCTCCATGATATGCTAGAGGTGATGACGGTCGACGCCTTGAACCGGCAGGCGATGGACATCGAGGCGCGCATCGAGGCGAAGATGGCCGCCGCCTCCAAAGGTGAACGGTGATGGATCGAAACACCAACGAACATACGCCGTCCAAGAAGCAACCATGCGCGTGGTGCGGGCGGTCATTCGAGGAACACGATGATCAGCGTTCGCCCAACGCCACGGTTCCCCGTGTGCCCTGCCTCCTCCTGAAAAGCGGGTTCGTTGCGCGCGGAGATGAGTGATGGCAGGGCAGGCAAGCGTCATCGACGAATTGGTGGTCTCACTCGCGCTAGACCCCACGAAGTTCAATGCTGCGCAAAAGCAGTCGATGAACACGCTGCGGCAGTTCCAGCGGCAGGCGCAGGAGACGGCGACCCGGGTCGAGAGTGACACGCAGAAGATGATCGACGCCTTCAGCCGACTCACCAAGGAAATCCTCGGGTTCGGCCTCACGCTAGCCGGCGCCAATGGACTGAAGGATCTCGTCATCGGCACAGTCCAATCGACTGACGCCTTGGGAAAACGCACCCGCGCGCTGGAGATGGACACCGAGGCTATGAGTAAGTGGGCCAATGCCTCCCGGATCGCCGGCATGAGTGCCGCAGAGGCACAGGGCGACATCGCGTCGATGTTGGTGACGCTTGGCCGAATCGCGAACCGTCAGCAGTTCTTCTCTCAGGCTGGCCTTCAGGAATTGATTGCATTGGGCGTCAACCCCACGGCGGAATTGGCGTCCGATCCTGAAAAGTATCAGCGCGCGGTGGTGGCGGCCATACAGAGGCACAAGGGGGAACTGACACCGGGCCGACTACAGGCGATCAGCGAGGCTGTCCCGGGCGGCCAACACCTCCTGGCACTCGCGCTACAGAACAAGACGATGGCCGATCTGGAATATACATTGAATCGATCGGTCACTGTTAATCAACAGGAAGTGGATGCGGCCCGCAATTTGACCAGCGCGGTCACCAGCCTGCAAATCTCTATCGAGAGGCAGACCAGTAAGTTATCCCCGATACTCGACAAGATATTCACCCCAGCTGCAGCGGGATGGGAGAAGCTTCTGACCCAAGGATTTCCGCCTGTCGCCCATGAAGATGAAGGATTTTTGAACACCCTCGTGCGCATGTTCATCAGGGAGGACCGTCAGCATGAATTGCTGACAGAACCGGAACCGCCCGTCACGGGAACTGTCCCGGGGGGGAAGGATACAGGCCGATCAGAGGGACTCCTATCGTGGACTGAACTGCGGAATGCACTCGTCCGCACATTCATCAGGGAGGATCGCCAAGGCGAACTAATGGGCGAACTGCCGGCAGGACCATCGCCATTTGTGCCGGAACCGAACGCCAGACCACGCGTCATGCCGTATGAAGGAGAAAGGAAGATCCAGGACCGCTTCATGCACATGATGTTGCCGAACAGGGGTGCCGGCTCCAGCGCGACAACGAACAATAATCAGAAATCCGTCACGGTTGGGTCGGTGGTGGTGAACACCCCGCCGGGGACAAAGAACCCGGAGGGCTTCGGCGCGACGGTCGCGGGCACCATCGAGAACTATTTCCTCGTTCAGGCAGAATCCGGGGCTAGATAAATGCCGATCTTCCCCAATGTCCCGAACGTCCCCGGCGTCCCCGCGGTCAACCGCGCGCCGGGATCGACATTCAACAATGTGGTTCTTCTCGTGTCGGATGCGGTGTCGCTTATCCGTGCATTCTCTGGTCCGCAATGGGGGATATTCCAAAATGGCGTCCAGGTAGTAGGCCAGGGCGTCGGCGACATCATCAGCATCCTGACGGGGACGGGAAGCTATTCGTTCCTGGAGATGGACTTCAAGCAGTCATTCCGCATTGCCCAGGCGCCGCAGGAGTTGGGCGCATTCCTTAGCTACGACAAGGTCCAGCAGCCATACAATGTCGCGTGTGCGGTCGCGGCTGGTGGCCCTCCGCCGAACCGCAGCTTGCTGCTGTCCCAGGTCGAGGCAATACAGTCAAGCACTGGCCTGTTCACCTTGTCGACTCCGGACACCATAATCGTCGGCCTCAACCCGGTGGGATTCTCGTACCGGCGCCGGCACGACTACGGTGTGGGCGTCCTCGTCATCGAGATGTATTTCGAACAGGTGCGCCCGGCCGGGAATCCGACATTCTCCACCACCGGAGTCCCAGGCAGCACGGCGAACGCGGCGCCGAACACGGCGGTGAATTCGACACCGAACGCGACGCCAGAACGCCAGTCGCCAGCGACCAATGGTGGGCAGGTCTCGGCGCTTGCCCCGTCGCCCTCCACATCGTCGGCCGTGGCCGCTGGGGTCCAATAATGCTGATCGTCCCGACGCAAGCCATCCCGAATCAGACGTTTCAAGTCACGCTGGATCAACAGCAGGTATCCATCACGCTGCGGCAGTCGAGTTATGGCCTATTCGCCGACATTGTCTCGAATAACACGCCGATCGCCAATGGGCAGATATGCGAGAATGAGAACCGCCTCCTCAAGGAGGAGGGTTACAGGGGGTTCATCGGAGACTTCGTGTTCTTCGATACGTTGGGCGAAGGGGTCGATCCGATCTACGCCGGGCTCGGCGTGCGGTTCCTCTTGATCTACCTTGAAGCTGCGGATATTCCCTGATGGCCCTCGTCCAACGCGCGATGGCGTTCACCTTCACGATGGGTCCGGACGCTAAAGGGAACCCACAGACATTTCCCGGTGGATCGAACTCGATCACGATCCCGGTCGGCAATCAGGCATCAATGCGGATGCTTAACGCAGGCGCACCAGGATCGGCACAATGCACGGCGATGATCTGGGGACTCACCCCTGACGTCATGAACGCGGTCAACACGCTGGGGACCGTGGTGTCTCTCAACCCCGGGAACCTGTTCTCAGTGGCGGCCGGCACCGCGGACGGGGTTGTGTCGACCGTATTCGTCGGTGCCATCTGGGAGGCGGTGCCGGACATGAATCAGCAGCCGGACCCACCCCTGATCGTCAGGGCGCAGGCCAGCCTAGATATTGCCGTGAACCCAGTCCCGCCGGTCAGTTACACGGGGACCTCCGATATCTCGGTTATTCTCACCGACTTGTGCACGCGGGCGCATTATTATTTTGAGAGTAACGGCGTGACCGGGTTCTCTTTGTCGAACTCGTACCTTTATGGATCGCCGCGCGAACAGATCACCAAGGTGGCGCGGGCGCTGGAACACCGTGGCGTGTCGTGGGCCTTCATCGAGAACGGGCGCACGTTCGCGATCTGGCCGACCAAGGGGGCGCGGTTGGGGGATACGATCCCGGAGGTGTCCGCGGGGGACCAGAACGCGCCCGGCACATTGATCGGATACCCAAGTTACAATGTCGGCGGTGTGAACTTCAGGTGCGTGTGGAACCCCAACCTGCGAATCGGAGGTCAGGTCAGCCTCAAAACCTCGCTGTTCAAGGCGGATGGTCTCTACACGATCCAAGGGCTGGGGGCGAATCTCGACAGCCAGATCCCTGGCGGGAAATGGGAAAGCACTGTTGACGCCACCAGATTCGGGTATCAGACGCCTGTCGTGGCGCAGGGGATTAGATAAATGCCCCAAGGTTATGGGTTCATCACCCCCAACACCTCCATCGGGCAGTTCAACCCGCTTCAGTTCATGATTGACCAGTCGTTAAGCCGGGTCCGGACCGCGCTATTGTGCCGCGTGGTGGCCCTAGGAACGTCACCGGGCACGGTAAACGTCCAGCCGCTGGTTTCCATGGTCGACGGCCAAGGCACCGCCACGGACCATGGCACGGTGTTCGGGGTGCCATACGTCACGTTGCGGGGCGGCGCCTCCGCCATCGTGTTGGTGCCGGCGCCTGGGGACATTGGGCTGATGCTGGTGTGCGACCGGGACATCAGCGCCGCGAAGGCGTCCCCGGCCGTGGGGCCGCCGCCGTCTGGGCGGGAATTCGATCTGTCGGACTCGGTCTACCTCGGGGGCCTACTCGCCGCGACACCGCCGACCAACTCGATCACCATCAATGCGGATGGAGTGGCGATCGCCGACGCGAACGGGAACAGCATCGCCATGGGCGTCGGGGGGATTACGATCACCGGGTCGACGGTGACCATCAACGGGATCGATTTCTCGACGCATATCCACTCTGCGGTCAAGACTGGAACAGACGTAAGCGGCCCTCCGGTATAGTATATGATGTCGGGCCAATTAGAGAGGGCAAAAACTCTCTATGGCGATTTTGCGAGGGACTTCATGAGTGCTCCATTTTCGACGCTTTTGCTTGATACCGTAACCTATGATCTGACGGTGGATGCGCAAGGGAACATTGCGCGCGCCGATCCTCCATATGCCGCGGCGCAGGACATGGGAAGCGCGTGCCGCCTCTATCAAGGCGAGTATATCTATGATCAGACCCGGGGCGTCCCGCTGACGACGATCCTCGGGCAGTCACCGTCCCTCGCGATGATGAAAAGCGACTTCGCGACCGCGGCCCTCACGGTGCCGGCTACGTCGGGCGCGAAGTGCTTCATCTCCCAGATCGAGGATCGCCTCGTCACCGGCCAAGTTCAGGCGACGGTCGCCGGCACCGTGGTTGCATCGGCGGTCTCCGGCGGTTGACGGTCCAGGTGGTCTGGCGCAGGAAGGGGGCGCCGTCGCCCTGGCGGCCTCACTGGTAGGAGTTCCCCATGATCCGCCGCACGGCCATTGCACTCACCTTCGCCTCATTGGCGGCCTCCGCAGGCGCAGGAGAGGCGCCCAGGGATTACGAACTGACACTGGCGAAGGTCCGGGACCTGCAAGTGGCCCTGTCATCCCTTGAACGCCGGGAGTCGGTGTGCCTGAAAAACGGCAAGGATGAACCGTGCATCCTCCCGGTTCCGACCTGCCTCGGCGACATCAAGGCCGGGTGCCTGCCGGTCGAACAGAGTTATGCTATTGCGTCCAACCTCGCGGCCATTGCGACGCATTGGGACTTCTACCAGAGGCTTGCGCACCAGATCATCAGTGACGTCTCCGGCGGCAGCGGGTTGGTGAAGCCCGGGTCGGACGAGGAGACGAGGGGAAACTTCCGCCTGTTTGACCTCGGGATGAAGGCGGTCACGGTAAGATTGGCGCCCATATCCGTGCGCGCTATCGAAGGAACTGGCGTTCAGATCTCCCCCTCGACGAAGGCTGTGCTGTCTGTGATTTCCGAGTGAGGCCAGACACGATCATGGCCCTCTTGAGTTGAAGGGAATTGCGCGGCAGCACCGTGGTGCAACCGATGCCCGGCACGTAAACTAGCGGCAGTATTTCTCCGGAGTCCAGGCGAATAAGAACTCCGCGTCCGCGGCCGTTGGTGCGACCGGTAGTAGGGAGGTCAAACGCCACCCCTTCACCGGCCACAATGCGACCATTTAAGCGCACCACGTCCGCATACGTGAGATTGATGCGGAATCGTTCAAATGCCCGGGCTATGACGTGTTCGGCGTGTATTCGATGATTCATGCATCCTCCTATAGAGCATCTTCAGACTTCCTCAACCGCGAGGCGGCCACTATTTGCCGAACCTCTTTCGTGATAGTCAACCCTTGTCCGGAGGACTCTCATGCCGACTAATGTGCCCCCCATCGTGTTCAGCCCCACCGGGATCGTGGTGCCCCCGTCCGCGGACGTTCTGGCTGGAGAACAGGCCGACATCAATGCCGCATTTAATGGGAACCTAAATTTCTCCCCAACGTCCCCGGCTACACCACAAAACCAGCTTGCATCCTCATTCGCCGCGTTGGTCTCGAACGTGTATGATGAGTTCCTGTTTCTCGCCAATATGTTCGATCCGGCCTACGCGTTTGGACGATATCAAGACGCGATCGGCCAGTTCTATGGGATGACGAGGACCGGCGCGGAACCGACCAGCGTAGTTTGCAATGTCTCCGGCGCAGGGGTGACGATCCCCGTCGGAGCCCTCGCGATCGACACCAGCGGCAACATCTATGCGGCGACTGAGGCGGTAACGATCCCGATCGGTGGCGGAACATTGTCGCAGACGTTTGCCGCGCTGGTCCCGGGACCGACACAGTGTCCAGCAGGTACCTTGAACCGTATCTATCAGGCGATCCCGGGGTGGGACACCATCACGAACCCGGCCGACGGCGTGGTGGGGAACGACACCGAGACGCGGGCGGAGTTCGAGGTACGGCGGCAGGCCACACTGCAGGCCAATGCGAGAAACACGCTTCAGGCGATTCGTGGCGCCGTTCTTAACGTCACGAACGTCCTGGACGCCTATACGACGCAGAACAATACGGGAGGCGCGATCACGATCGGAGGCGTGATGCTGCCGGCACATTCGGTCTACGTGGCGGTCTCCGGGGGCGCGGCCCTCGATGTGGCGACCGCCATCTGGTCAAAGTTGCCGCCTGGGCCGACCATGGTCGGGAACACGACCGTCAACGTGCAGGACACCCGCGCGCCATACGTCAGCCCCTTCCCGACCTATGCGATCACGTTCCAGATCCCCACCTCCCTGCCGGTGCTTTTCGCCGTGCAGTTGGCTAACGGCCCAGACGTCCCGTCAGACGCGGTGACGCAAGTTCAAAATGCCATCATCTCGGCATTCAACGGAGAGGCAGGGTTTCCGCGCGCCGGCATCGGAAGCACGATTTATGCAACCCGGTTCATTGCCCCTGTTGCCCTCCTCGGGTCATGGGTGCGCATCATATCGCTGCTGGTTGGGTCCCCTAATGCGCCAGACGCGCAATTCACCGCCTCGATCGCCGGCACCACTATGACCGTCAGCGCGGTCTCCAGCGGCACCATTGCGGTCGGCGGAATCCTTACTGATTCGACGGGAGATGTAGCGCCCGGAACAACCATCACCGCATTTGGCAGCGGGACGGGCGGGACGGGCACCTATACCATCTCCTCGTCCCAGACGGTCGCATCCGAATCAATGTCCAGCACGACGCCGAATGACAATGATGTCATCGTTCAGATAGATCAGGAGCCTGTGGTTGACGCCAATGATATTCTGGTCACGCTGGTGGGATGATGCGCTGACCTTGGAGAAAATTTTCGTGAGAAAAACTTCCAAACAATTGGTGTTGCTATGACCGGTCCTCCACTTCCAAGGCCGGTTCCAGATTCGAACAGCATTGGACGATTTGTCATAGGCGTGTCCCCTATCGGGACGATTGCGCCGTTCGATCCGTGGACGACGATCCTGGCGCAGTTCGCGAACAGTCCGACCCTCACCGCGCTGATCACGAATATGGCGGGGTACATCGATCCGACGCCGTGGTTCGAACAGTTCTTCGATGTTGTGATGAACATCCCGACGGCGGCCGGATTCGGCCTCGATGTGATCGGTCGCATCGTTGGTGTCAGCCGTGTCCTGAATGTCGGCAGTAGCGAGTCGTTCGGGTTCGAGGAGGCGCTGCCGGGATCACTGCCCTTCAACGAGGGGACGTTCTACACCGGAAGCCAGATCACCACGAACTTTTCCCTGGCAGATGATCCCTACCGCATCCTTATCATGGCGAAGGCATTGGCGAACATCTCCGACGGGTCGATCGCCAGCGTCAATATGATCCTATCGTCGCTATTCCCCGGCCGCGGCAATGCTTACGTCCAGAACAATCTCGACATGACGGAGACGCTGGTGTTCAACTTCACCCTATCGCCCGTGGAGTTGGCGATCGTGGAACAGTCAGGGGCGATCCCGATCACGGCCGGCGTCTCATTCACGATCATGCAGACGTGAGTCCCATATCTGCCTCGGTCCACTGCGTCCTCCCTATCCTGATTGCACCATTTCGCCTATCTTCCGCCTACGCCGTCAACCCGGAGGACGAAGACGATCATGACTACCGCCGCAGGCATTCCCCTCCGATATCAGCTTTATTGGGCGCAGAACGCGGGCGGCGCCTATGTCCGCACGGTTCCCGTGGCGTCACAGATCAGTATCACGCCCGGCGCGGCGTCATACAATGACGGGTTCGTCCCGCTGAACATGACCCCTGAAGCTGGGGGAGGCATTCCCCCATTCGGGCAGGACATGAACGGGGTGCTGCGAACGCTGACGCAATGGACGCAGTGGATGCAGATGGGAGGGCCGATCCCTTACGACGCCACCTTCCAGACGCAGATCGGGGGCTATCCCGCGGGGGCTATCGTCTCCAGTGCGGTGACGGTGGGGCTTCTCTTCATATCGACTGTCGACAACAACGTGACGGACCCAGATGCCAGCGGCGCCGGATGGACGAGGTGGCAGACCGCCCTAGTCCCGGCGACCGGCGGCCTCCTGCAGTTTACGAACTCTACCACCTTGACCCTGGCGCCGACCGCGGGCGGATTCCTCTGGATCAATGGACTGAACTATCCGATCCCGGCATCTCTGACGGTCGGAAATGGCGGGCTGTCGGCCTCAACCCTTTATTATGTCTATGCAAAAGTCACTGCTGGGGCGGCGGCCATAGATACATTATCGACCACTGGTTACACCGTCGGCACCAATGGCATCCCCGTCAAGTCTGGAGACGCCACCCGAACGCTTGTGGGCGCCGCGGTGACGAATGGCAGCAGCCAATTCGTCAGCCAAGATGGGTCGCTGCTGGTGCGCACCTACTTCAACCGCTTCCTGCAGCGTTCGCGGTCGCAGTTCTCGACGGATCGCACCACGACCAGCGGCACCTTCGTCGAACTCAACACCGAGATCCGGAATACCGTCTTGGTGTGGGCCGGAGAACAGGTGGAGTTCCACACGACCGGGTCTTTTTCCTGCGCGGCCAATCAAGCGGCGGCGACGCAGATCGCATTCGATGGCACGACCGGGGAACAAGAAAGCGTCGCCCTGGCGAACAACAGCGGCACCAACAGAGGGGCATGCGCGATCAACGGTGTGAAGACCGGCCTCAGCGAGGGAAGTCATTACGCAACGCTGTTGGGGGCGCGCGACGTTGGGACCGCAACATGGAATGGGTCGAACACCAGCAGCACGGCGCAGTGCACGATCACCCTGACGGTGGGGCGGTAGGCCCTACCAATTCAGGCGGTGGCATCCGGAATGGATGACACACATCACGCCACAGATGAAGCGTGAACGGATGATGGTTGACGTATTTCGACCTCGGCGGATGGAACTGGATGACGCACTCTTCCTCTGACCAGAACAGATGCTTCACGTAGCACATTTCTTCCCAGACCGGTGGCCGCGTTTGCGTCGATACGCTGACGTGTTCCCATCCTGTATCATCGCCACCAGCGGAAACAATACGCAATATCTTATCAAGCGGGCCGCGCACGTGAAACATCCCATACGGGCCAAATGACGCGTTACTTCCGAAAGGGCCATCCTTCACCCGCCCTGCCTCAACAATCTGGGGTAGCTTGTCTTTCATTGACTTGATCGACCCTCACGAGTTGGGGCGGCAGCAAAGCGCGGGGGTGGTTCCGGCTGGTAGTCAGTTATTCCCCGGCCTGGACTACTCCGCGCAATCCCCGAAGGGATTTCTGCTTTCGCTTCGTCAGGCGCTTGCCGGGCCAGATGTGGCCTGCACACCGGAACCCTGGCCACCCACGCGCTTTGCTGTCTTATCTCCCGCGTCACTCTGGTGTATCTTGCGCCGCGCCGTCAACCCGGAGGTAGACATGTTCAGGATCATCTTCACCGCTGCTGTGTGGCTGGCGATGGTCGGACTTGCATTGGCGCAAAGCAGCCCTGGCCTGATCTTTGGGCAGGTCCCGACTGCAGCGCAGTGGAATGCGATCTTTGCCACGAAGATGGATTACCTCGGGTCCCCAGCCATCACCGCCGCTGGCGGCACGCTGACGGGGAAGCTGAATCTGGCCAATTCCACCACCGGGACGGCCGGGCTGAACTGTGGCGTGGGGACCGCGCCTTCGACCCCGACTAATGGGGACTTCTGGTGCACATCCTCCGGCGTGTTCGCCCGCATCAATGGAAGCACGATAATGCTTGGCGGGGCCGGTGGTGTCGCCACGGTCCCGAATGGCGGCACCGGTCAGAGTACCTTCACGGCTAACCTCCCGCTGATCGGAAACGGTGCCAGCGCCATTGCGCAGGGCACTGTGACCAGCACCAATGGGTCGACCCTGTTCGCGACTGCCAGCGGCGTGCCGGGAAACGGGAACTGCGCCGCTTGGTCAAACGGCAATGTCGTCGATGCCGGCGTCGGGGCGTGTGGCGGGACTGGGGGCGCGGGCACCGTCTCCTCGTCCACGACGGGACAGGTTGCGGTCTACAGCGGGGCGACTACCGTCAGCGGCATTTCAGCGTGCAACAGCGGCTATTATGGCACGGACGGCAGCGGCGTGGTGACATGTCGCACGTCGATCTTGGCCGCATTGCAATCCACCATCACGCAGGTCGGCACGATCGCTACGGGCGTCTGGAACGGCACCGTTGTGACCGGACAGTATGGCGGCACTGGCGTCGCTAATACGGGGTTCACGATCACGTTGGCGGGGAACCTCATCACGGCCGGCGCGAACGCCCTCACTCTGACCACCATCGGCGCCACCAACGTCACATTTCCCACCTCCGGCACGCTGATGAACCAGACGGGAACCTCCGGCGGCATTCCGTACTATTCCAGCGGCACAACTGTGGCATCATCTGCGGCCCTGACTGCGAACGCCCCGGTGATTGGTGGCGGCGCGGGATCATCCCCGACGGTCGGGACGCGGTCGGGAAACACCACCACGTTTGCCACCACGACCGGGTCACTGACGTCGACCCACTGCGCGTCGTTCGACGCTAGTGGAAATCTTACAGATTCCGGACAGACCTGCGCTGGCGCGGGGGGCGCTCCCGTCCTCTTGACGACAATCAATTGTGCCAGCGTTTCAGGATGCACTGACATCAACGGCACGTGCCCGGCGGCATCGGCGACCACGGGATGTTTCGATAATACATATTCACGTTATGAGATCGTTCTGGAGAATTTGGTAGCAACGACGCCAAGCACGGCCGTGGGGTGTCAGATACACATATACAATTCGGGCGGCGGGTACCAAACATCTGGCTATCTCTCAAACTACGCGGGCGCCCTCGCGTCTTCTAACATCACTCAATATATCGCGTGCTGGCCAAGCAATACGGGACTGTCCAATAGCCTAACCGCCCCGGGGGCTAGCGGATCGTTCATCGTCTACAATCCATCAGCAAGCGCAAAGACGGTGATCCGTGGGGCCGTTGATGTTGCCTCCGGCGGAATCTCTAATAACATTCTCTCTGGTGGGTGGTGGAATACGAATAGCATCATTGTTGGATTTCGTATATGCGCTGCCACGTCGCCAGGGACGTGTGGCTCGACGTGGGCTAGCGGCACGATCAAGGTCTATGGGTTGCCATGACGAAAGGGGAGTGCGCCGTATGTATACGCCTTATTGCATCGACATTTACTGGGGGGATGAGGTAGTTGACCGCCCCGGGCAACCGCTGGCCGGGTTTGATGACGTGAAGAAATCCCACAACGGGATTGCCTTCCTCGACCACAAGGCTTCTGAGGGCACCGGACGCAAGGATCCGCGGGTGGGTTCACGATATCGCCATTGGATGGATGGCGGGACGATCGAGGTGACCGACGTCAATGGAGATCGCCTGCGCATTCCTCCCCGATTCGGTTTCTACCATTTCAACGGCCCGATGACCGACATCAATGGGGAGGTCAGGAACTTCCTCGCTGCTATCGATGGCCTTTACAAACCCGGAGATGATGTCTGCTTGGATTGGGAAGGCATTGGTGCCTCCGGATTTCAGGTGAGTGCGGTCCGTGCCGACCAGTGGTGCCAGGAAATAGAAAACAAGCTGGGCCGGTCATGCAAAGTCTATGGTGGGAACGTTCCCCGGGAGCAACTGATTCGGGCGCCCTCCCAGATGGTAGATCGGTTTTCGAGACGCCGATTCTGGTTCTGCGAATATTCTTCACGCCTTCACAACATCCCAGTCGCGTGGCAGGACACCGGGATTTACCAGTGGCAGGACGACGGGGATCAGTTCGGCCCGGGGCCGCACACGATCCCAGGCATGCGCGGCTACTGCGACAATTCCACCGTGGTTGGGTCCATGACCGTCGCTAAGATGAACGAACTTTGGGGGACGTGATGGTCCTAACACTGACAAGCGGTTCGGGCAATCATGTCCTGGTCGGCGTTACCGGGGACTTCATCATATCGACCCCTCTGGCGGGGCTATATGGCGATGGCATCCAGACGCTCATCGAAACTCCGGCTGGCAAGATCGGGGTGCGGGAGTCCCTCGAAGGAATCGAGATGCAGATCAAGAATGGCGGAGATGCTGCTTGATGTTATACGACGAGAAATGGGGCTGTCGGCATCAGGTATTCTTAGATGCCGCACAAGAGATTGAAAAAAGTGGGTTTTGTAAGGGAAGAGGAGTGGGCGACGATGGAAGCGTCTGTGCCCTACAAGCCCTGTTCCTTGTTTCTCCCAGTGACACAATTTATCAGGAGGCGTGTTCTAAATTGGAGCGCCTCACAGGTATAAATTTCGTTCCACATTGGAATGATGCGCCGGAACGCACTAAAGAAGATGTAATTAATGCGTTTAGAGTATTGGCATATATGGATGAATAAAAGGAACTGGCAATGAGTGTGCTGTTTTTGGTCATCGCCGCCTCTATATGGTTGACCGCGATAGAAACATGGTTCACACTCTCATGGTGAGACGGTCATCTTCGATCGTGTCCTCCCCTGTTGAGACTGGCGGCCTACGGGCCGCCATTTTTTCATCGAAGTGCAACGAACGGCGTGCTATGGGGTTGTCCATTCTCTGACAATAGAGGGCTCCATCCATGGGCATCAGGACCTTCGTGGAACTCACGGGCATTGACCCGGCAGGTTCGGTATTCGTCAATCCAGCAGAAGTACAAGTCGTTAAGGGCGTGACTAGCGGCAGCCCTCCAGGGACGAACACCGTCATTCTGTTCTCCGGCAACGTGCTTGCCGTGTCTGAAACGATCGATCAGGTGATGATGACGTTCGCGCTTGGCGGATTCGTCCACCACAAAAAGAAATGAGTCCCAGCAGGGGGCTTCGATGATTCGGGCCAGCAGCCATCCGTACAAGCCGACCGCGGACATGTCGAGGTTCGCGGTCGTCGGCGTTATATCGAACCCCTGGCGCTTCCAGAAACGGTACGAACACTATTTTCACTGGGCGTCGATGATCGAGGCGGCCGGTGTGATTTGCGTTACGGTCGAACAGGCGTTCGGAGATCGCCCCTTCATGGTGACGCGGCCGGACAACCCGCACCACGTCCAGGTGCGAACCGTCGAAGAACTCTGGCACAAAGAGAACATGGGGAATCTTGGGTTCCGACGCGCGGCTGAGATAGTCAAGGGACTGCGCGAAGTGGCGTTCTGCGACACGGACATCTTCCCAGCCAAGCCTCCCCATGAGTGGATGACTGAGACGTGGCACATGCTGCAGCACTACCACGCTGTCCAGATGGGATCTTCGCTGATCAACTTGGGCATCGAACACGATGCAATCGGGAAGCCCCCCATGCCATCGTTCGCGGCCAACTATCTCCGCTACGGGTCGCCGACCCCGCACCTGCACCTTGATTGCAACGGCGGCACGTATCCCTATCCCGGGGGGAAGGGATGGGGCTGGCCGGGAGGATGCTGGGCGTTCAATGTTGACGCATTGAACAAGCTGGGAGGTCTAGTCGACTTCTGCATCCTCGGAAGCGGTGACTGGTATATGGCTTGTGGCCTGATCGGCGAGATGAAGATGGCCCTCGATATCCGCATGGCGCCATCCCAGCCGTACATCGCCGCGCTACTGCATTGGCAGGAATTGGCCGCGCGTTACATCCAGAAGGACATCGGCTGCGTCCAGGGGATGCTGTATCACTACTTCCATGGGTCGACGAAGAACAAGGGATATGGAAGCCGCGGCGACATCCTGACCAGGAACAGGTTCAACCCGCACACCGATATCAAATACGACGTGCAGGGGCTTTTGCAGCTTGAGACGTGGGAACCGCGCCAGATCAAGCTGCGGGATGAGGTGAGAAGGTATTTCCAGTCCCGGTTCGAGGACGACACGGAGGGCGGCCGGTGAAGATCACCCGAGACGAAACCATGGAAGCCCTCCGCATGGCCTATTTCAAGACTGTCGGGGATGCGTTCGACAAGGTTGTGAATGCATCGAACACGCTTGCAGCCATTGCAGAATTCTGCGAGGACATGGAGAGACTGGAAACTCTCTATGATGACCTCACGAATATTGTGGTTAGTGGGGACACGAAAGGCAGTTAAATGTCCCAAGATCCAAAGCCTGATGCCGCGGCCCAACGCGCGGACCAGATCAAGGGGATCGTCCGGATCGCCCTCGGCTTCATCGGGGGCCTGCTGACGGCGCGCGGTGCCGACAAGACGATGGTGGCCAACGCGATCCAAACGATCGTCGATGCGGTCCCGACCATCACTGCGGTGGCCGGCGCAGTAGCGCCTCTTGTGGCCACTCTGTGGAGTATCCTGCGCCATAGTGCTGCCGGCAATGTGATCGCCGCGGCGTCGGTGCCCGGGGTGTCGAAGATCACGGTCGACCCTACCCATGCGCCGGAGGGTGTGATGGCGGTGGCGCGCGATATCCAGATTCCCACGGTTGAGATGAAGCGATGACCCTTCAGGAATTCAAGGCTTGGTTCTCCGGCTACACCGAAGCCATGAATGGACCACCGAACGCGACGCAGTGGGATACATCCGGCGCGCCGTCGATCTCTTTCACACGCGCCCTCGGACGAAATGAAAGCATCGCCGGGTGAACATTCTCGGCGCTTTCGAACTAGCTGCCTGGGCCTATGAGAACCGCGCGGACCTTGATCTGATACAGGCCAAGGCGATGCCGATCATGGAAGTCGCGCGCCCGCTGGTTGATCTCGTGAAGGCAGAACGGGAACTATTTCAGCCGGCATTCGAGAGGCTTGCTGCGTCCTTCCCGCTGGTCCGGGAGCGCAAGAAGCCAACCATGCGGTGGATGCAGGACGCGCTCCGCCATGCAAACATTCCCATCGTAGTCGATGGCAAGATGGGGCCGGACACCCATGCGGCGATCGAGAAGTTCCAGCAAGCGCATGGTCTGCATGTGGACGGGTGGGCCGGTCCCGAGACGTGTGCGGTCCTTGAGTCGTATCTCCCACTCTGATAGGACGGGCGGACACCTTTCGAGGGGAGACCCGCCATGTTCCGCAAGTCAGCCACCGCCATCGCCCTTGCAATTAGCCTAGGGGCATGCAGCACCACGTCGATGACGGTTCCAGATAATGCGATCATCGCGCTTCTGCCGAAAATTATCGCGTTCACCAAGGGTGCATGCAATGCGGTCCCGGAACTTGCCGGACTGATCGCCCTAGCGAACCAGGGTGTCGGCGTCGCGGTGGGGAGTCTCGGAACTGCTTTTTGTCAGTTCATCCAGAACGCTGTCCCAACTTCACCCCCGGCGTCCACCGCCAATGCACGGATTGCGGTGCCGTATGCCCGACGCGTCTATGTCTGCAACGGCGCTGTTTGCGGATGGCGTGGGTGACCGAACAGCGGCTGGAGACGTTGATTCTGGCAGTCTTCACGGCCGCTGCGTTCTTATTCGTCGTTGCGTACTCGCGGGGATGGTTCTGATGCATGCGTACATGCTGGCGGTCTTCCTAGTCTTCGCCACCATCGAGGGCGCGGCCTTTGCCTACATCAACGGCGGCAGCAATTTAGGCGCCGTTACGGCCGGACGACTCTGCACCGAACTGGCCGGCGCGGGCGTTGCGGCGGGCGCGCAGCGCGAGGGACATATGCTTCGAAGCGTCACCTGCAGCGGCGCTGGCCGCGTCTTCAATGTGCGCCTAGTGATCGATTGAAAAAAAAGGAAGGAAAGAGAAATGGCCGGACAAAGCACTATTTGGGATCCAAGCCTTGGGGACCTTCCGATCGCCAACATCAAGGGGGCGCCCCCTCCAGTTCCTCCCATCATCGATTTCACGGGAGAATGGACCGCGCAGCTTATGTTCTCCGTGGTCCCGCCGAACGGCATACTAATCATGAGATCATCGCCGAATGATGCAATATCCCAGTTATATCCTGGGTGCTGGACAGAAGCGTTTAGCGGGGGTGATCTAGGAACTCTAACATCTATTAATTTTTCCAACTTGGTGGGGATTCGCGGATTCACCCCGGACACCTTTTCGGCACTGAAATCATTGTCGGTTCCTTCACTTGAAGTTGTTTTTGGGAATTTTTCCCCCGCCAACATGGATTCTTTGGTGGCCCTGTCGGCCCCGGTATTATCTGTTATTAACGGTCAGTTCAATCCACACGGCATGGCGTCCTTGACAACGCTGTCGATTCCCTCCCTGGCTTATGTATCAGGCCTTTTTACTCCATCGAATATGGCATCGCTGACGGCGCTTTCGGCGCCCTCGCTGATCTCATGCGGCGATTTCTCTCCGAACAATCTGCCATCTCTTACGTCATTATCGATCCCATTTCTCTCCAAGTGCTTCACGTTTGCCATGGGTGGCGCTGCATTGGAAACGATCAACGCCCCTGTGCTGAAAACCATAATGAATGGCATTCAGGTCGGCGCCAATTACATTGAATCGATGCCCGCGCTGACTACAATGACGTTTCCTCAATTGGTTACCCTGATCAACGGCATTACCATGGCATCAGGGAATCAGACTGATGCGCTTACGACCTTCACCATTGGCGCTAGCCTCAAGACCGTTACCGGGGACGTGATCATTGAGTCATGCGCCCTCAATCAGTCCTCGGTTGATGGCCTCCTAGAACGTCTCGCTTCCCTCAACGGGTCCAGTGGGACGACCGTATACCAAAACCAGACGGTGACCATTACCGGCACGTCATCGGCACCGTCCTCGGCGGGCGCCGCCGCCGTGGTCACGTTGCAAGGCCGCGGCTGCACAGTGACGACCAATTGACCGAGTTTCTTGCCATAGTGGTAGTATCGGTGATGCTGGCGGCGATCGTCATCATTCTCGATCGCCATATTCACCGGACGGAAGACGACTGATGGGAATCGCGTTCGGAATCTTCACGCTGGTCGCGACCGCACTCTGGTGCGCCCTCATTTGGTTCGCCAATAGCATGAGCGATGCGCCGGACACGGCACTCCGAGTGTGGCCATGGTTCCTAGGCGGGTGCGCCCTATCGGCACTCTTCTTCGCGACGCACTTCATAGAATGGTGAAAAAGGAAAGGAGGTCCGCGCCTGCCCGACGCGACAGCATGACGCTGCGCGCCCAGCCAAGAAAGGAACAACGCCGATGAAACGGCAATTCGCTACCTTCTTTTCCATCATGGCCCTTCTCGCCCTTACGGAGGCTGCCCATGCGTCATGGAAAAGATGGCACCACGCCAGCATCCATGCGCGATTTGCGAACCACGGACGGTCCTACGGTCATGGCGGACATAATGCCTCAGTGTTCTGCGACCGGGTGACCGCTTCCGGCGGGATGAACTGCGCGGCGGCCCAATTTGCGCACCGGTCCTGGCCCCTCGGATCCCATCATACCCTATGCGGCCCGCGCAGTTGCGTGAACGCGATGGTGGTCGATAGGGGGCCGGCGGCATGGACGGGCCGGTCGTTCGATCTCAGTCCCGGCCTCGCCCGCATGCTTGGGATTAGCGGCCTGGGGCACGTCACGGCGCGGTGATCCCCTAGGCTTGACGATCTCCGATGCGACTCTACTATCGCTTCAGCCTGGAATGCCTTTGGAAAGGGGCTAACCGATGCAATCCGGTCCGCCTCTCATCGAATGGCTAGGTCTGCGGATACCGGACCTGATCGCCGGCTTCGCGGGTGGCGTCGTCAATAGTTTCGTGTTCCGCCACGGCGAACCATGGGCCGTGATCGGGTCGATGATTGTCGGCGCACTGACCGCGAACTATCTTGGGGAACCCACGGCGCGCTTGCTTAATTTATCCGAGGGCGCTTCAAGCTTTCTCGTGGGTGTGGCCGGTATGGCGATCGTCCAGGGGATCGTGTCGGCGGCGCAGAACTACCGGTTCAACCTCCCTTCAGGAGGGAAGTGATGCGGTGGGTCAATATTTTGGATGACTGGCTTGGACAGTTCGACTTCACATCGACCTTTCAGATCGTTGTGATCGTTTTGGTTCTGTTCAAGATATTCGCGTTGCAGCGATCCGAACAATTGGATTTCATCGTTGAGAGAACGCCGTCAAAGTATGGGTGGCTGCGCCGATGCGCGACGACGATCGAATCGATCACATGGTTGTGGGTGGTGCTATACCTTTACGAGGTAGGACGGCCCCCGGCCCCCCCGATAGTATTTCTGGCGATAGCGGCGCTACTGAACGTCATGGCGCGTCTTGTCATTGTCCATTGGGACTACTGCCGCGCGCGCCGGCTTGGACGGCAGGTTGCCGCATTGGCTGATGCAATCCCAAGCATCAAGAGATCATCCCGCGGCAACTGATGTCATTGTTCCGTTAATCGTCCTATGTCATAGAAGGACAAGGCGATTCGGACATGGAAAATAAACGAGACAAGCTTCTATCATTTGTCGGCCGCATTAATCCGGCCCGGCAGCACTGGAACATCGATCTCGCAAGGTCGGAAATTAGGGCCGTCGAAGACGCCTTGAAGGCCGGTCATCCCCCATATAGTCACGGCCCGCGCGAGAAGTCAGCGGTGTGCGCTGCGGCCTTAACTTTGGGTCGCAATCGTCAGGCGTTTACCCTTAGGGTGGGCCTGCCCGGTAAGCCGGGATCGTGGTCCGATGCTTACGGCCTCCAGGTGAGATGGGATCTATTTAAGCCAAAGGAAAGGCATGTTCGGGAACACACAAAAGACAATCTTCCGCCTCCCGCCTTTACCGGTCAGCACAAACACAAGTTTACCAGCAAAAGAGACAACACATTCCTATTCGGCGTGAGTGGTGACCTGCATGCGGCATCCAAGTATTGCCGATGGGATGTGCGATCGGAACTCTACCGATGGTTCGCCGAAGAAGGCGCACTGTGCAACCTCGACACCGGGAACTGGATCGATGGTGAGGCGACGTTCAACCGGCACGACCTCGTCGTCCATGGGTTTGATGGGCAGATAAAGTGTCTGGCCGACAATCACCCACGCGATCTCCCGACATACGCCATCTGGGGTGACGACCACGAAGGATGGTATGGGCGCCGCGAAGGTGTGAACGTGGGCGCGCACGCCGCGCACGTAATGCAGGAGGCGGGTCACAAATGGTATGACCTCGGGTTCATGGAAGCGTACATCGCGCTAGAGAACGCGAACAGCGGGGCGGTGGCATCCGCGAGTGTCTGTCACCCCGGCGGGGGAGCCTCCTACGCCCTCAGTTACGCGGTTCAAAAAGCCATTGAATCCTTGGAAGGAGGCGAGAAGCCCGCCGTCTACCTCGCTGGCCATTATCACAAACTTTGGATGGGAAATATCCGCAACGTCTGGGCGCTGATCTCAGGATGCTGTCAAGACCAGACGCCATGGATGCGCGGGAAGAAGATTGAGGCGCACGTCGGTGGCGCCCTGGTTAAGATGACGCAGGATCCGAGAACGGGGGCCATCATCCGGTTCCAGTGCGAGATCGCGCGATTCTTCAATCGCGGCTACTATGAATCCGCCGGTCGGTGGTCCAAACATGGCGGTGTCATC